AATCTCGGTAATTATATACCACATCACCCGCTGTAAACTTTCGTCTTATTGCGGGTTTATCGGCATCAAATAAGATAAATTCTGCAAGCCTATGATTCTCATATCTACCGAAAGCAAGTGAGGTGAGAGTATTACCAGTAAGACTGGTGTACTCTTTTTCAAAACTTGCATCCATTAGCAACCTCTCGCCAAGTAGGTTCAGTGCAACCATAGTCCTTTCGGAAATCATTGCATTGGCTTTTGCCATACCGTCTCGAATTGCTTTCTCATTGATATTCATAACCTAATTGTTTACCTTGTTCCAATATACTGTCAGTCCTAAATTTCCCAAATAAGCATCATCTACTATACCACTTATTGTCCGTACCCTCTCGGTTACTACAATACTGTCGCCTGTTTTAATGTCTATCTCGGTAAAAGGAATAGAAGCTGCATAATCAGACTGGATAACGCCATTCACAGGCGAAGTCTTGTTGTTCTTGTAGTTTCTGCCCTCACCGTGATAGACCTCAACAGTAGAAGTAGTGCTGTCACCTGTTTTGGGTGGTACTGCTGGTGGTTCTGCAAATGGGTCATACGGTACTTCCTCAGTAGGGTCAGTTACATCAACTGAAACTACCCTTGTAATTAGTATCGAATGCGGGAATCTCGGATTTTCCATAACACTTGTCTTAAAAAGAGTGAATAGTAAAACCAAAACTAATAGGGATTTCACCATACTTGGTGTATATCTCATTTGCCATCTTGCGCCACATAGCCTTGTCAGCATCGGTGATCTGTGAACCTGCCTCGTTATGTTTCCATCCCGCATCAGCATCCTCAACCCTCTTGCTGCCACTTGGAAGTGTTACCCCCCAACGGTAGGCATCGGCAATACAAAGCTCTCGTGTCTGCAATGACAAGGTAGAGGCATCCACCCCTGCCGTAACCTCTCTGTTGAAGAAGATACTCGCAAGGGCGGCCTCTGTGATCTCAAAGCCTACACAACCTGTAATATAATCAGATATAGTGATAGCCATAATAGTTTATTTTATGTTCAGATAAAACATGTAGTTCTTCTTGTTCGGAACGCAAAGAGCAGTCAGTTCGGATTCAATCTTCTGAACCTTGTTAGTGGCATCAAAAGTCTGTGTAAGAACTGTCCTTCCACCGTCATACATTGCTATACGGGCAGCAGGGTCACCTATAACAATAGGCTGTACGGCCTTGATTGTTCCAAGCTCACCAGCAGGTAAAAGAACCCAAGCATCCTCATTGAAAGAGCTAAGCCTTGTACGGACAATAAGTTTAGTGGTCTTGTTGTATGATTCAACTTCGGAAACATGGTCGATAACCTTAATGTCAACACCAAGTTTGCGTGAAAGCAATGCCCTTGCCTCTTCAACTGAAAGCCTGTTTGAAATGTTGGTTGCAATAGCATCAGAAGCAGCCTCAGGGCTGTAAAGATAACCAAGAGAAACCTTAGTCTTAGAGTGTCCTAAGAAGCGGTTGAAACCAACTTTGGAAACCTCGATAACGCCTACCGGTGCAAAAGCATCGACAGCTTGTTTAACCAAAGCCACCAAGTCCTCAACAGGAGCAGAAGTGCTACCTTCGGAAGCATAACCACTGTCAGTCCACCAACGGTAGTTGGTCAGCAAAGTAGTTACATTGGCAGCAGGAATCTTAAAGTCAAAGGTAAGATTTTGTATACCAGTAGGGTTGTTGGTAATGGTAAGAGCTAATTTACCGGTAGAAACGGCTTGGTGTCTTTGATAAGAAAGACTGTTGTAGTTACCGCCAATAAGTTGGTCAGAACTATTATAAAGCAGTTTCATAATGGCACTCTCGGCAGCAGAGTCAAAGGCATTTTTACTTGCCATAATCATCTGCTCTCTTATGATCTTCTCATTAAGAGCAAACCCGTGTTTCATTCTCGGAATCTTTCCGGTTGAAACTTCCAAACCTTGAACTGAACGAAGCGGCCCGGGTGAATCAACGTCTACGTAAGTAGCCATTGCATAGATACCCATCTCTACTTCTAATTGATGATATGTAAAATCCATTTGGATTTCATCGTCCCACACAAAGCCTTCTGTTGAAGGAGCATTGTATTTATCTGCGAACATTGTGTCCACAAAAGATTGGTATGTGATGCCCTGAAGCGATCTACCAACCAAGTCGTAATATGCAGCGTCTCTGATAATCATAATTAAATTCCCTCCTCAAAGATTATGTTAGGTATTCTATTTCTAACGGAGAAAGGTACGAAAGGTACACGATCTGCATAAACAGTACCCGAAGTCACAACGGCAACAGTAGCATAGGTTGATCCTGCTTCCATATAAACATCGTTCTCGGTAAGACCTGCAAGGTTAGCCAAAGCGACATCGCTTGTTCTCTCGGAAAGATAAAGAACTGATCCCGAAGGAATGGCAGCAGAGAGTCCGTTTACAGTAAGCGGAATTGCACCAGCATTAGCAGCACCTACTACGGATATAGTAAGTTCTTGCCCGTCAATAAGGGTGATTTTATCACCAGCAACGGGAACGGCATAATTATCGCCAGATGTAATGGAGAGGGTAGTGTCGCCCGAAGCGGCTGTCGAAGCAGCAACGGCAAAGTATATAGGATAAGCAGTCCCGCCAACGGCAGAAACGGCAACAGGTGTTCCCGCAGGTAAAATCCCGCCAATAGCAGGAAGAATACCCAATGATGCACCACTTGTCAGCTTATCTACTATTTTCTTCCACACGGGCACTCCACCGCCCACTGTGGTAGTTGTAGAACCATAAGTGTTAAACATTTGTTAATTGTTTTAGTTAATAATTACTTCTTTTGTCCCTTCTCCATTTTTTCTTTGAACTCTTTAAGCCTTGCTGATGTCTCTGCGGCAGATTGGTTATTGTCCGTTCCGCTGCGTGGTACGCTACCTTCGCCATACGCTTTTTTAAATTCATTGTCATAGATCGGGATACATTTTTCGGCCAGACTCTCGGCTGTATCACCATCAGCTATTTCTACCTTGTTCAGAGTGTTTTCAAGAATATAATCCTTGTCGGCCTTCTTTGATTTCAGTATTTCTGCTGTTTTGTTCCTGATAGACAACATCCTGTTCTGCTTTTGCGATTCCTGAAATCTAGCCTCCATCTCGGATACTCTTTTCAGCACATCGGCAATAGGACTATCTGTCGTTACAGGTACGATTGGTGGTACGGGCGGAACAGGAATTTTTTCCAACTGCTCTTTTACGATTTTGGCCACGTCTTTTCCAAGTTGCCCGTTAAGCTCCTTTAAAAGTTCTACACCATCAGTAATAAATTCGTCAGTGATCTGACTCTCTTCGGTTACTTTTAATGCCATTCTTTTAGCGGCTGCTCGTATGGTTCTCTCGGATAATGAACTGTTTGTCAGTCCTGATTGTAACTTTAAAAAGATTTTTTCTTCCATTGTTGTTATTTTAACTTTTCCAATTTGTTCGGAAAAGTACATTATACACCTAAATTAAGCACAAAGATAGACAAAATCTATTTAATATGCAAATTATTAGAAAAAATTTCTTACCTTTGTATAAAATTAGGTATGTGGAGAAATTTGAAAAGCATAAAACGACATCAGGACAGAAAATACTTACCAATGAGTATATACAACATTTAAGGTCTTTAGAGAAACCTGCAAAGCATATTATTCTGCAAGAGGGTGGACAAGAGTTAGCTGCAACATCCGAAGCAGACATTACATTTTATGGAGGCGAGCGAGGCGGTGGAAAGTCTTATTTGGAGATATTTGAGGCTATAAAAGATGTTGGAAACAGTAACTTCAATGCGTACATATTCAGAAAGGAAAAAGACGACTTCAAGGCACTGATAGACATAAGCAAGAACCTCTTGACTCCATTTGGGGAATATAAGCGGTCGGCACAGACCATGCAGTGGGATTTTACGGCAGGCGGTTCTTTGAAATTCGTATATTATAAGGATTCATCCTATGAGGAATTTAAGGAGAGGTTTCAGGGCAGGGAGATACCGTATATGGGAATAGACGAAGGTACGCAGATGCCTTACAAGTATTTCAAGTATCTGATGACCTGTAGCCGTAACTCAAAGAATATGCGTAATCGTATTCTTGTTACCTGCAACCCTGACCCCGACAGTTGGGTAGCGGAGTTTCTTGACTGGTGGATAGGTGAAGACGGATTGCCAATAGAAGGGCGAAACAGCAAGGTACGATATTGCTTTATGGAAGGGGATGCCGTAGATGGCATTTATTGGGGCGATACAAGAGAAGAGGTGTACGAGCAATGTAGTCATATCATAGATAGGTATTGGAGAGATGAATATGCTGAGTTCGGCAAGAAAGAGGATATGTTCATCAAGTCCGTTACTTTCATACGAGGCAGGTTATTTGAGAATAAGATACTGTTAAAGTCCGACCCTGCCTACATTGCCAATCTTGTAAACCAAGATGATGAGCAGAGGGCAAGGGACTTAGACGGCAACTGGAAATTTAAGGAAATAGGTACCGACTTGATTTCCAATGTCGATATGGATGCGTTCTTTAGCAACACACCACAAGACAACGGATTAGGTTATGTTACTTGCGACCCTGCGTTACAAGGCGGTGACAATGCCGTATTCTGGTATTGGAAAGGTTGGCACTTGTCCGAGATGATGGTGGTAAAGGTAGATGCCAAGACACTGGTTGAAAAAGCCAATAATTTTTTGGCACTGCACGGAGTTACCGAAGACAGGTTTGCCTATGATGTAAACGGATTAGGACAGTTATTCAAGGGTTGGTTTCCCAATGCAGTGGCGTTTAATAACAATGAAGTGCCGACTAATGGAGATAGAACGATATACGAAAATCTAAAGTCTGAGTTTGCCTATAAGTTGGTGCAGAAATTCAAGGCAAGAGAATTAAGTATAGACCCGATGTTGCTTGACAGACGATTTGAGGTAGGTAAGGAAAGACGGAAGAGTGTCAATGATGCACCGAGCAAGAAAAAGTCTATGACCTTGCGGGAGATATTAAAGAAAGAGAAAAAGGCATTGCGTAAATCGGACAAGAACACCGATAAGAACTGGGCTTTGATTAAGAAAGTTGAGATGATAGCAATGTTACGATGGTCGCCCGACTTTATCGAATCCATGCTGACAAGAATGGCTTTGGAAAAAGAGATTGTAAAAGTAACGGCAGTAAAAGTAACGGGATTATGGAGATGGTGAAAAATAGTATTTATTTAGGAGATTGTTTGGAGTTGATGAAGGATATTCCCGACAAAAGTATTAATATGATACTTTGCGACTTGCCGTATGGGGTACTTAACAAATCAAATATCTCTGCTAAGTGGGATTCAGTTATTAACTTACAGTTATTATGGCAACAATATGAAAGAATTATCAAATATAACGGGGCGATAATACTTACCGCACAAACACCATTTGACAAGGTTCTTGGTTGTTCTAATCTAGAAATGTTAAGATATGAATGGATATGGAGAAAGAGTAGACCCACGGGACACTTAAACGCAAATAAGATGCCAATGAAGGCTCACGAAAATATTTTGGTGTTTTATAAAACGCCACCAACTTTTAATAAGCAAATGACCGTCGGGAATCCAAATCACATAAAAGATGGTAGTATTAGAAAAACTAAAGCGACAAATAACAATTACGGCCACTTTGAAAATGTAGTACAAAAGATAACTAATCTCAAAAACCCCACAACCGTTTTAGAATTTTCTCAGCAAGACCCAAACAAAATACTACACCCCACCCAAAAGCCAGTAGCCCTATTTGAGTACTTAATCAAAACCTATACCAAAGAAGGCGATTTCGTATTAGATAATTGTGCAGGAAGTTTTACAACTGCAATTGCAGCAATAAATACCAATAGAAATTATATTTGTATGGAAAAAGATGAAACTTATTTTAATATAGGTAAGGATAGGATAGAAAAGCATTTAACAGAACGAAATTCAAAAATATTTTAAGGCAGATAATTAAAATTATATGATATGGCAGACACAATTAAATTAAAAGAGGTATTAACCAAAAAAGCCTTTACCCGCATAACCCCATTCGGATATGGGTTGGGAACAATTTCTCCTTTGCCCGAAGATTTCGGCATAGACAGACCGCAATGGAAAGTAGTGACACAGGCGGATTTCCTACGGGAGTATTACCCCGATGGACACCTGATAAATGACCCTGCATATTATCCCGACAAGGTAAGCATAGACCCCGAAACGAAACGGCCATACGAAGAGAAAGTCTTTCGGTGCAACTTCGCCTTTCAAAAGATAATAGCAACCAAGCAACTGATACACCTTTGCGGAAACGATGTCAGATTTGAACTTGCCGAACCAAAAGAATCGCAAGGGCAGATAAACGATTTCTTTATGTACAAGAAAGGCTGGCAGATGAAACATTCTGAACACGCTTGGTACTTGCTCGCCAAATCCGTTAAGATCACAGGAGACGGAGCAGTGGCGGGTTATCTGGATAATGGCGTATTCGGTTGGCGTAACTTCTCCTTTATGACGGGAGACAGGCTTTATCCGCAATTCGACAACCTGAAAAAACTCAAACTCTTTGCGAGAGAATATAACTCATACGATGAAGAGGGGAAAGCCGTAACCTCATTCGTGGAGGTATGGGATAAGGTAAACCATACTACATACAAGAAGCCGTTATCGGGCATAAAAGCCGGTGCTATCAAGGTGTTAGAGGTATTCGGCTTGACAGGTTATGTTAAAATCGAGAGTAAGGCTCACGGGTTTACTTCTCTTCCTGTGGTTTATCGTAGGGAAGATGATGGTGCTTGTTGGTCTGATTCACAGGATTCGTGCGACAAGTACGAGATAGCAGTATCTCACCTTTGCCAAAATAACCTCGCCTATGCCTTTCCTATACTATTCTTAAAAGGTGAAAAGGTGGACATACAGGGTAGTAACGATATTTACAGACCAGTCAAGGCTATTACGGGCGATAAGGATTCATTGGCTTCGTTCTTAAACACCCCAGACGGTAGCTCTTCATTTGAGTTACAACTAAAGATACTACTTAATAATATCTTTATGGGTAGCTTTACAGTGTTGCCACCAGAGCCTAAGAGTGGAGACTTACCCGGAGTTACAATCAAATTGCTTTACTCTCCTGCGATTGAAAAAGCTATGGCCGATGCTTCCGAGTTTGACCAAGCCATTGCCGATATGACCACTATCTTTGCACACGGGTACGGTTTGGAAGTAGACCGTATGACAGCATTCGTAAACTTGCCGATCAACTCTTGGATTGAGCCGTATGTGCATCAGAATGTTGCCGAGCTTATGCAGAATCTGTATCAAGGCGTTATTGGTGGATTCTTATCGAAAGATACCGCTTCGGAACTGACACCGTATGCCAAGAACGATGAGAACTTCAGGCTCATCAAGCAGGCTGCGGCAGAGAACCAAGCGGATTTACTTGCCGATACTAATCTAAATAAACCCGACACAACCATTACGCCCGTAACAAAACCATAAGATGAGTGATATTGAAACCGCTAAGTATTATGCAAAGAGGCGTATAGAGCAAGAGGAAGCGATGTCTAAGGAACTATTGAAAGCATATCTGTATGCTTTTAGTCGGGCGATAAAACTTACTGCTTCGTCTGGTGTATCTCCATCTTATTTCGCCTTCTCCCGTAACCTGCAACTGGATGCGAAAGTTGATAAAGTAATGGACAAGCTGGTTGCAGACCTATACGCTATCATAGAGAAGTATTCATTTAAAAATATGGACTTGGCCAAAGCTAAGAATGCCCGTGAAGATGATTTGGATATAGTAGCGTACATAAACAGACCGATAAAAGGCCAAGATATAAATGGCCGGCTGGCCGGATATTCCGAAAATGCCAAATTGGAATTTGAAGCATTTATTGCGGCAGGGTTATTGCTGACTAAACCCGTCAATGCCGTTATTAGCGAATTTGGGGCATATTTTAACAACCCTTATGGTTCGCCTATGATTCGGGAGGCGTGGAGTGACAAAGCGGCTAAAATCGCCTCAATTCGGCTGTTATCAAGGGGAGTTAGTTTTGGTGCGGGAAAATATGTGGCGAGTTTTAATAGCCTTGATAGGTTAGGAAGGGCTACTACCAACTACGGATTCAATTTTGCCGACAATGAGTATATGAAAAGGGGCGGTGCTATTGGATATATCGCCTACCGTGGAAGTAATTATCCGTGCGATTTGTGCGACAATAATCGTGGCTTTCACCCTATAAGCGATCTAACTTTGCCCGTGCATAGTCGCTGCTGTTGTTATGGAGTAGCGGTTTATACTTAAATTAAAATCTTTCTAATTGTACTATTGACGCGTAACCTCTCTATCCTTTTGTCCAGCAAGAGCATTTTCGGCATAGTGATAACCCTGCATCACTTGTCTATCGTGGCAGGTAACTCTTTTGCTACTATGATGAATGTTAGCGGTTATTCTTAAAGCGTCTTTTATCGCCTCCAATTGAAATCTATAAATGGTTATTTCTTCCATTCTGTTTGTTTTTATTTGATTCGTCTGTTCTTTAGTAATTTCTTGAATATTCCCTCAACGGTTCTCGTCTCCCTACTCATATACCGCATCAACGCTTTATGTAAATCCTTTTTATGATACGGCACAACTATTTCAAACGCCTTAAAGACTGTCTTATACATCCCAAATATGGTTGCATCACTCATTTGAAGTTCAGCAGCAATATCAATTTCAGGTATGTTTTTGACGAGTAAATCTATGAAAGTCCACCACTTAGTTATGGTCTTTCTGTTGCCAGATAGGATAGTATTGGTAAGTACCGTGAATTGTCGGTTGTGCCATTTACAAACGAATGTATTCGGTAAAGGGTGAATATATACTTTAGCATCTTTTCTGTACGGGCTGACAACGCCGTTTGGCCATCTAATACCTTCTAAGTAGGTTATTATTTCTGTCTGTGTCATATTATTCTTGTATTGCCTCATAGGTCTTTTTAAAGATATCGGGCTTACACGGATACAATTCACCATTTACGCCCTTAATAATCCAATCGCCTTTGCTAGCCCTCATAATTCCTTCAAGCGTGTGAATAAGCAAATCGCCGGCATCTACACGAATAGAGCATGCCGAACTTACTGTTTCTTTAAGTTGTAATATTTCAACAACCGAATATGCTGTACCATTGTATTGTATCGCCTCAATAACTACTGACCTTTTTCTAAATTTTCCCATAATATTTTTTTTAAATTTAACATATATAATTATATCTTTTTTCTTATGTCAAAAACTTTCCAAATCGAGAAGAATAATAAGCCAAAGCCGAGTGCATTGTACACATATCCGTCCGATTCCAAATCATTAATTCGGCATATGCCAAGCAAAAAATCATTTGGCGTACCTAATACAAATTCAAAAAAACTGTTTTTCATAATATTAATTACAGTAGGCTTTGTTCGTCTCCACTATATGCGAACCTAAGGCATCCGTCCATTTAATTTTCAACCAAATATAGTTTAAAAAATAATATCCTGAAATAGCTGTATAGGTAGTGGTGAATGCTTTCTGTGTCGCGCCGTCCACGACATAGGTATTCGTCAACCTTAAAGTTGCACCCAAATGTAGCCCGTTTTCCCAGTACCACTCGGTTGTAATAATTACTGGTTTGGCTTCTCCTGTTTCTGACGCGGTGAATGTACAGGTCAGCGTACTGACGTTAAACCCGCCATTTGGCTGCTGTGTGATTGCTAAATTTAATTCAGTAGGCTTCGGCTCTTTACTACACGACAAGAGTAGTATGGCCAGAAATAATAATACTAAGATTTTTTTCATTGTGTGTTTGTTTTTAAACTAATCCTTTTAATTTCCTAATTTTTCCTTCTAATTCCTTTATTTCTTGATGTCTTTGTTTCATTGTCGCTATTTTGCATTTAGCAACACTCGGCAAAAGATAATCGTAAAGGTATTCTTTAGCTGATTTATAAACTGATTCTAAGTATTCTATATCTGCATCAAATGGCATTTCTATTTGTTTTGAATAACCAATTATTTTAACCTTTTTAAATTCTACCTGCCAAGTATCTCCTCCTCTATCAAAATAAATATTTATTAAATCTCCTTCCTTACCATAATCAGGCATATCATTGCCGCCTCTAATATGGTTGTGCGCATTAGGTAATCCAATTTCGATTCCAAAAATTACATAATCTTTTGCTAATTCAATTAATTTCTCGATTTGTGTTTTCATTGTGTGTTTGTTTTTTGCAAATGTAATCAAATAAATTTAATATGCAAATTTTATTTCAAAATATTTTACTTTGTTGTTCTATCAAATGTTTCCTAACTCTTTCGTTACTTATCTCAAAATATCCTTTGTCTTTTTCTATACAGATATAGTTTCGGTTTGTGTTTAAACAAGCTATCGCAGTTGTACCACTTCCTGCGCAATTATCTAAAACTAAGTCACCTTCATTAGTATAAGTTTTAATTAAGTATTCAAAGAGTGCTACTGGCTTTTGAGTTGGGTGCGAACCAACATTATGCTCATTATTTATTTTCAATATACTATCTGGATAACCAGTTTTATTTTGTAAGTGTTCTGGCTTATTCCCAGTTTTGCCATAAATATTACTATTCAATCTCCCTTCTGTGTTTTTTTTAATTATCTTACAATCCATAATGCCTTGTGGATTATATGTTGGTTGGCCCTCATAAAATACAATTATATTTTCGTGTTTTTTAAGTGGTTGTTTTTTAGCCATCATATGATTCGTTTTTCTACTTTTCTCCCAAATCCACTCATATCTAAACATATTAATATTACTCATTACTAAGGCACTCGTAAAAGGTTGTGATGCTGTTAATACTATTGCACCATTAGGTTTTATAATCCTCTTATATTGTTCCCAAAGAGGTTCAAAAGGAATAATGGTGTCCCACTTACAGGCAGTCGTTCCATACGGTAAATCGCAAAGCACCATATCAATACTCTTGTCGTTAATTTCTTTCATCAACTCTAGACAATCACCCAAATAAACTTTATTCTTTTCCATTTGTAAAATTATTTCAATTATTTACATAAGGCACTTTATATCCCAGCATCTAATAGAATTTCCAAATAGTGTCATAATCTATTTACTGCTTATACTATATTCTATCATTTACTTTTAAATTTAGAACAATGTTCAAATTTATGAGAGTGTTTTTGCAAATGATTATTTATCATAATAAACATCTTTGGATTACTTTTCTCTATTTTTGGCCAAGTTTGCACCCATATCAAATACCTAATATGTTCATCTGAAATCATGTCTTTTATTGGTGTTCCCTTATATTTTCCAAGCGGTATTTTATAATCGTTTTCTTGTTTGACTACAACACCATCTTTTTTTATCTGCGCTATACGCAATAGGTCTCCCTGAATAGGAATATCTAAAATCATTCTTTTAGCAAGTTCTGCCTCTTTAAATCTTAATTTAAACCATTCTCCTCCTGTACGAAAATTTCTAAATATTTGGTGCATCTTATCCTCTGAATATCCAATACCAAAACATAATAATTTGCAATTTGGATTTCCTGTATTCATTTCCTTCAATCTCTTTTGTGGATTCTTGCTTTTGCCTATTTTATAATATAAACCGTCAAACATTAGATAAGTGTAATCCACTTGTTTTATTTCGTCAATTTCCATTATGTGAAATTATTTTAAATATATTTAACCCTTTCCCCTCTTGTTGTAACCTAAATTTGTCTACTTTCTGGTGGTGTTGTTCAAGATTATCGCAATGATTCTATCCCCTCCAAACTCGCATTTGAAGGTTAGAATCCAATAATCCAGTAGCTACTTTTCGGAGCCAGTGCCCTTTCATATCGCAATATAGTCAGTATAGGGCTATACATTTGAGAACAACTCACAAAGTCTATACACTCCGTCGTACATACACCTTTTCTCTTTATTCTGGTGTTCCACTTTGTACGAATCCCCCAGTAGTGGTTTTTCGGGCAAATGCTGGTCTCTTTTCCTGCTCACTTGCCTATACATCAAAAGAAAACCGAAGCCTCTTTTTTTGATTGAATCAATAACGGTCAAGCTAGTTGCACTCAGTCTAAGACTTCGGTCTATGTATTTTTTTATGTCAAAATAATTTCAGACCGATACTAGACGTGACCAGTACAAAGGTACGCATTTTATTTTGATTTTCCTAATTTCTACCTTAAACTTTCATATTCTTTCATCAGCTCGGCGAAAAAACCTACGCCCAGTTCGGTTCTATCTTCTATCCCTTTACCTAACAGCCAAATCGCCATTTGCTCGCTGACCTGCTCTGGTCTTAATTCGTACCTGTCGGACTTGTAATTGCAAAAGATGATTTGTAGATTATTTGAAAAGGCTTGAAGCATAGTCCAGAATTCAATCGGAAAGCGAAAGTCGGAAATGATATAGGTGTCTTTCGTCTCGCAAGTGTCCATATCGTTAAAGATCGTATCGGCAACCTTCTCGGCGAAAAAATCATCTCCGTAAACCCTCTTAAGTTCCCTGCCTAGATCGACCATAAGTTTTCTGTTCTCTGGTTTGCTTTTCCACTCTGTATAAGCCTGTTCGTCTCCTTTCGGAATATTATACATCCCCTCGACAATATCCCTTAACGAAGCGGCAAAATTAAGACAAACCACTTTCTCTTCGGGGTGCTCTTGTTTGTACTGGTTCGCATAAAATGATTTTCCGCTACCAATCACTCCTGCCAATAAAATTATTCTCATACTTTTTTGTAATTTCTTAACCACGAATGGATAATGTAAATGTCAGTTCCATACATATTTGCAACAACCAAGAGTACTTCGGTATCGTCACTCGGTGCGCCATGACCTTGAACTCTCAATATGGTTACTCCGTTATAACTCGAAACAATCTGAACTGAATTAAAATAGGCTTGTAACGGTTCGTAAAGAACCCTAAGCCTGTGGTCTGATATTTTTATTATTGCCATGTTGTTTTATTTTAGCCTATTCGTTATGTTCTTTTGAAGTGGATATAAGTATTATTAGCTAATTTCGTAACGGTAATTTTTACTGGCAATTCCTGCTCCGTTAATAGTTTCTTTGCCTTAACCGCCTTAAAGTAATCATTAAAGTAGATTCGTATTTCGTCCTTATCATTGTATCTAATAGATAGTATGGGCTTGATATAAACATTTGTAGAGCTTCTTCTTCCATCGTATTGTGGTATTTTGTCGCAATGCGTTATTGGCAGAACTTTAGTAGCCACCCATATAAACCAGTATTTTTTTAATACGGATGCTGAAATGCGATACGGGAGATTGAATTTAAGATATTTCTCAATAATAGGTGGAAATAATTTCCTTCTACCTCCATCCCGATAATCATATAGATTATCCCTCTCAAAGTAAGTAACTTCTACTTGCTTTATTTCTTTTGTGTTTAAAAATAAATCTGTTATCATTTTACAAATTGTTTTAAGTCGTCTGCTGTAATATAATCTTTGTTGCATTCATAAAATAAGTACCTGAGTTCAAAATCCCGCCTATCGGGAAAGTACTTTAATAATAGTTCTCTTGCTTTCCTGAGTTCCTTGCGGTCATTAAACCAATTATTTTTAAGGAACTCTGCCACATCTTTATCCCTCATTAATCCAAGTAAATTGACTGAAAATTTGTAAAACCGTACTTTTCATTAAGCAAGACCAAAGCCTGCTGTGGCGGTTCAAAATCCAAAGCCTTGCCCATAGCGTAGGAATCGTAACCCTTAAAGCTGCCGTTACCTACCGCCTGTTTAATGTCAATGGTTGTATGGTAGTGTCCAAAAAATAGCTTCTGGATATTAAATGTAGCGTTTATTTTTGCGTAATACCTTAATAATGGGATATATAATCCACCTATTCCTCCGAGAAAACGGAAAGCATTTCCGTGAATAAAGCCGTATTTCTTGCCAAAGATAGTAAGGATAGCCATAGATGCTTTCGGGATGATAAAGTTGAACTTGGTCAGACCTATCAGCTTGCACATTTCCTCTATATCTTTGTACATAAAATACTCATAGGAAGTTTCTGTAAGGTTGGCAAATGGTAACTTATCCGTTGTCCGTGCGTGGTTGCCCACGATACAGACTACATCAATACTATCCACTTCCAAATTATCCTGCAAGTATTTAAACCCGCTTAAGATAACCGATTTGGCAAAAGATATACCCTCCATAGGTGTCATTGAGTTGGTCTGCCTCAGCTCTTCGTGTATGAATCCGCCTATGTTATCCCCAAGCATACCGATTATATGCCGCTTAATGGAGTAGTTCTTCTGGTGGTGGCTAATCAGCTTGACAAGGTTTATGAAGTAACTGTCTGCCCTCTTTCGGGCTATCGCTGGGTTATATTCATTCAATCCCATAACCGATTCGGGTAGGACAACCTCGTCACAGTGGAAGTCGGAGAACAAAGATATGGATACCGTCTCCTTTCTGCTCGATGTGCCCAATGGCTTTAATTCGTATATCTCCACATTGGCTGTTGCCTCTCGGATGCCAAGAGTATCTTCCAGATTCGTATTGCGCTTTAATAGGTAGTCGCGCTCATCCTTAAGTTGTCTTTCCTTTCTTTTCTCGCGCTCCACCTCTTTCTTATCGGCAATCATACGGTCATAGTCTATCGGCTCAAATTGGTCTTGCTTTTCCAACCGGTATTTGGTTAATATCCCGTATTCTTTTTCTGTCAGGCGGAATAAATAATTATCCCTGTCGGTAGCTGTGTTATAATCTTTGTGAGTCTTTGCGTCTTTTCTTACATCACAAATCAAGTCAACCTCATCGGCTGTCATCCTTAATCGTTTATTTTCCATTATATTTTTGTTAAAATTGTAAATTTAATTTATTTCATTTAGATTTGCAAACTCGCAGAATAGCTCGATAGCTTTTGC